CTCTAAGGTATCATTCCACTCCTCTTGTTTACGCATCTTTACAGCTTCATATGCACTAATAGACATAGCATCTGTAAAGTACTTAACACCTTGTGCTAAGCTATCAAGACGGTCATCATGTTTTACTGCACCTTTCTCCCGACACATCCGTGACATTTGATAGAATAACATGTATAGGAGACGGTCTTCGGGTGGGGCTTCCTTATTCGAGTTGTAGTCCCATTCCACCACAGAGCGATCAACAATAAGCTTATGTTGATTAAGAACAGGCTCAAGGGTATCAATAATACGGTCTTCTTTTCTGACATTAGCCCGTACCTCTTCTACGTCAATAGCTTGTTTAGTTTGTTGTAGGTGTTTTTTGAATAACTCACAAACCATACCATCTCCAAAATTGGTTTCAATTAGGAGTTTAGTAACACCGTACTTTTTACAACCCCTCAATATATCAAGTAATGTTGCATCGGAGTAACCATCACGGTATGCCCTTACCTCATGTACATAAAGGAACCCATTACGTTGGGAGATGTAAGTAGCTGCTGTTTCGTCGGTACCCCTACCTGAGGGGTCAACGGAGCAGATTGTTTCGGTGTATGGTCCCCACTCGCCTTGTAGGGCCATGGGGGAGTAGAAGTAATCACCGGGCAGTCCAACAGTAGGTAGGTCCTTAAGGACGTTCCTGGGGTCACTACACCACACTACAGCATCAGGTGCTTGGGTGGGGTTAACAGAGGTAATAACAAGATCAGAGAACTTAAGGGGAAACTTCTCAGCATCACTAAGGGTAGTATCTAGTTGGAACTGTAACATGAAGTTACTACGACCCATAGCTGCTTCACGTTCCAACAGGTCATCACTACTGAAGCGATCAGGGTCAGTAGGAGTCCACTCCTCTGCACCCATCTCAATGTCTTCTACAATCTGTGGTGCTAGAAGGTTCTCGTATTGAGCTAGTTTATCTTTACGTGGATAACGTGATGGCCAAACAAATGGACGGTAGTTACGTTCAGCTAGCTTTCGATAAATGGTGAAGGTAGTTTGTGGTGTACCAAGGTACATAATGCGTGAGTCTTTCTTTGGTGTAAGGATAGACTCAGCCTCAGTACAGAGTTGAAGGAGCTTCTCTCGCATCATCTCTGTCATCGAGTTACCAGGTACCTCAATATCGTCTAGAATCATCAGGTCTGCACGAGAACCAGTTAGCTGACCTGTAATACCAACGGATTTAACGGATGGTGCTTGGTGAGGGGAACAGTTAACGTCAAAGCTAATACGTGACCAACGACTATCATCACTCTTAGGTCTTAGGTGGGAGAGCCATGGTGTCTCAATAATTAGCTTCTGTAGAAAGATCGACATGTTATCTGCACGCTCTTTAGAAGCGGAGATGATCATGATCTTCTTCTCTGCATTATTGAAAAGAGTCCACAACACAAATGCTCCAGTAATCCAGCTCTTACCGACTCCTCGGAAGGCTTGGATCTGCAGTCGTTTAGGACCGTGTTGAAGGTAATCAGCAATGGCGTATTGTGCTCGGGTAGGGGATGGTAGATCAAGCTGTGACCACAGTGCTTGAAGAAAGAGCTTAAAATCGCCTTTAAGGGCTGTTAAAGTATCCATACGGTAGAATGTACCTAAGTGTGTAAAGAGGCGCCTTGTAGGGGCACAGAGACGCCTCTGAGAGGGGATCAGTGCGTGCTAACGCATACTAGTCGGCAAGCTTAACTCGTGGTTGAATGTATGTGTTATGAATACGTTCAATTTGACCGATGCGTGAGTTATTAGCACGTAGGGCTTGTTGAGGATCCTTAGGTCTAATTCTCATAGCTGGGTCATACGGTACATTCATCATCTTACCGATATTAAGTGCAGCATTCTTAGATGGTGCAAACCCATGAGTTGTTTGCATACGACCAACAGGATTCTTACCGTCTAGATATTTAATCTTAAGAAGGGATAGTAGTTCTTTTAGCTTCTCTTCCATATCTAGATCTCCCGCTTACCGAAGATGCTGCCAAAGGCACTGCCAATAGGTTTAGCAAAGAAATCCATAATACCAGCACCAACAGGATTAATAGCTCTGTTAACTTTAGGAATAAGGTTAGCAGCTTGTTGTGCTGTACTACGTATAGCTTGGCGTTGTTGTTGAGAAGCAACTCCTGTACCACGTTTTACTTCACGCCATTGACCGCCGCTTTGCTCTAAGCCATAGTCAGGCTTATCCATCAAAGTGTTGGTATCCGTGTTAAGTGGTCGCAACTTGCCACCAACATTAACCATGGTAATAGCTGGCTCTGGAGCACCTTCTAAGTCACCACTTAAACCTTCTGCAACTCCACCACCAAATGCCTGAGCAGCTTGTGGTAGAGTAGCTCCACCAGCCAAGGCAAGACCACCACCTATAACTCCAGGAAGAATAGCATCTACAGGACCAGGAATAGCTCTAGAAACAGCCGCTGCACCACGCATAAGAGGGTTACGTGTAATTCCTTTAGGCATCAACTTTGTTGATTTTTTAGCAGACTCAGCTCCTCTTTGCAATTCATTTAAACGCTCTGGTGATACAGGATTACCAGTTTGAGGATCAATACCTGTTTTAGAAACAGAATCTAACTGCTCTTCCATCATCCGCAATCTTTGCTGGTTAATGGTTTCTCCACCAAGTTGTGATCCAAAAATATTGCCAATTGGATCGGGATCTGGAGTCCTACCTCTTGCTTCCCATTCAGCTAAACGTTGAGCAGCGATTTGATTCGGATCTTTTGTTCCATTTACAATTTCTTGTAAATCAGCTACTTTAAGGTGTTCTGAACCTAATACGTTTAGTTTGTTGTTAGTAAAGTCCCACTCATAGAAATCGTCTAACCATCCAGAGGATGTCCTGCCTGTTACTTTTAAACGTTCTATATTACCTCTAGGAGCGGCACCATGTAACCTATTTAATACAGCAATCTCAAGTGCTCCAGCTCTAGCGCTTTCTGCTCCTCCGTATTTATTAGATAACCAATGACCACGATCAAAGGGGATGCCTGTTTTAGCAGCTAGTTCTCTGCCAACATCTCCCATAGTTTTCCATTCTTTACGAACAGCTTTTTGATATGTATCAGCTACTTCTTGACCGTGTTTAGAGGAAATAAGATCATAAACTGGTCTAGGTAACCCACCTTCTGCTGACATATACTTGCGCTTATTAAATCGAACTTTACCGTTATCTCCAATTTCTAATGGAAACACGGATCCAACTCGATTTTTAGCAAACTTTTGTTTTGTATCTTCTAATTGTTTATCAGCAACAATAGAAAGTTTTTGACCAGTTTTAGCTGATCTAATTTGCCTATTAAATCCAAGTCTAGCTTCAGCAGCTTTTAACCATTCAGCAGGTTTAGCATTAGGGTTTTTACGACGTTCCTGTTCTGCTAGCCGCTGAACAGTTGAAAGGTACTCTTGTAAAGATTTAAATGTATGCCCCTGAGCATCTTTAGCAGGTAAGTAACCAGCTCGTTTGTAGTAGTCAAAAATTAACCGTTGTCCTTTATCATCGGATAGGTTAGCAAAAGCTGCATCTTGCAGGACTCGTTCAAGTGGTTTTTGCCTTCTAGGAGCCATTACTTAGCCCCCTACAACTGGGGATCCACCGTCCTTCTTACGCTTCTCGTTATCCATGTACCGTTGAGCAATCATCTCCTCACGACCCGTAGGACGACGTTGTGGAGCTTTCTTAGGTGCCTTATCTTTTTTCTTATCCTGAGCATCTTTATACTCTTGGAGGTTAGCTTTAGAGATAGGAGCACCTTGATGCTTGGAACCATCAGGTTTTGTTTTGGTAGAATAACCACCTCCTTGGAAGTTCTGAGCTGTGCCCTTAGCTTTCATAGCAGCTGGACCGTATGTCTTACCACCTTTTGCTGCTTCCTTTTTAGCTTTCTCTGCATCCTCCTTAGCCTTAGCAAGTTCACGCTTTTCCATACGCTTACGGATATCTTCAGAAGTTACGTCCTTACCTTTTTGACGACGCTTAGAGGCTGTTATCATATCCTGAATTTCTTTTTGCATTTCTGCAATTGTTTTCCTTTTGTCCACGATTAGTTAATGTGTGATAGAATGAGTTGTTCCCGTGGTGTTACACCGAATGTTTTACGCATCCATTGGAGCCAGTTGCTACTCCCTTTATCCTGATTACACTTCTGACAGGCTGGAACAAGGTTACTTGTAAGATCTTCTCCGCCCATAGACTTAGGACGAACGTGGTCAAGAGTAAGTTGATTGATGTCATAGTGTTCTCCGCAATATGCACAAGTGCAGTTGAAGTGTTCTTTGATGGCACGCCTCCAGAGGCGCTTAGCTTCAGGACTTGTCATCGTTATCAAGTTGTAAAGGTAGTGATCAGGAGAGGGTAGCAACGGTGTCATGATGCGTATTTCTTACCCCGACGTGGGCGTGTACGGTTAACCTTGGGGGACTCAAGTCTCCCCTTATTGGGACCTGTATGGGAGGCATCCCTCCCGTCACCATTACCGTAGGTGCCTAACTTCCTATTCAGTTTGTTAGCAGCAGTACGGATCTTAAGACCGTCCGTTGTTTTGTTATACCTAGCTTGTTGCTTAAGACGCTTAGCACGAGCTTCGGGGTTTTTCTTGTAATAATTAGACGTACGACTTGCCATAAAGTCTCCGTTGTACAAGTTCAGGATCTACCTGAGGCATAACACTAGCTAGCTTATCAAGAGGATTACCTTCATAAGCAACACCACTAATGTCGTTTTTAGATAGCCAATCACAAGCTGCTTTAAGTTCTTGTGCAGTGGCTTCACCAGATTTAATACGATTGAGGAACTCAGTAGTAACAAGGTTATGAAGCTCGTTAAACATATCCTCTGTTGCCTTCTTTTTAGCCATGTCTAATCATCATTTGGTCAAGTTTCTCTTCAATTCGGACCATATGGCCTTCCATCTTTTGGAATGCCTTCTCAAAGTCCTCCTTGTAGACATAATGCCTGGCCATTGTTAGTTCAGCGGTGTCTACACGACGGTCTACTTCTGTAACCTTACTAGATACTTCATCAATACGCTTATGAAGACGATTGGTAAGGGTAGCAAACCCAGTAATGGCAGCTAATGCAACTGCTACTCCTGCTTCAAACATTACATGTACCCCATGTAAAGTTGAACCGCATCAGCATTAATCACTGTAGCGTCTAGCAATCCATCATCAGCAGTCATCGAATAAGCAATACCATCAGTGAAGGTGATGCCACTGGTAAAGTTAACCTCTTTTGAAGCT